CCCTGCGTTGCGCCCCAAGGATGAACCTGGTTAGCACCGAAAGCGCCATAGGTCATACCGTTACCAATCATGCTGTTACGAGCGAAGATTACCCAAGTCAGCGGGTGCATGATGATATCGGTCGGAGTCATGTCATTGCCCATCAGAGCAAGAACGAGGTCAAGGAAGTCTTCAACGCTCAGCGTGTCATTGAAGCTACCGTCAGCAGCGCGACCGGTCGTACCAGCTTCCGGCATCTGCTCACGCAGGTTGTTATCGAAAATTACATGGCCGTGCGTAGAGAAGGAGTTGAAGCACCACTCTTCTTTGTATCTACCCATGGCCTGGCCCATCTTACGGACGTTGATACCATAGATATCCCAACTGGAGTCGGAAATAGCTTCTTCAGTAATGGACACTTTAAGACCGATTTTCTTAACACGGACTTCCAGCGTGCCATTCTCCAGATTATTGAAATCTACGCTATCTTCGTTGTAACGGCCGCCCTCAGATACTTCGCTGGCACGGAGCTCACCGACAACAGGGATAACATATACGGAAGAAGTGCCGCCTTCAACGTGAACTGTGTTCATAAAGCGGGTAGCGAGGTACTCGGGCTCAGCAGCTTCGCGGAGCTGGCCTTCGATAACCTTCGGGATCAGCTTAATCGTATCCGTGGACATCAGGGATTCCTGGATGCTCGTACGGCCGGCGCTGAAGTCACCGTAAATGTTACGAACCATTTTTTCCATCAAATCGAACGTGCTGGAAGCAACCTTCGGCTTCTTTGCACCATCTTTACCTTCAGAAAAAGCCTTTTCCTGGGCTTTAGCTGCATCCTGCAGCTTCTTAATATTGGCAAGAGTTTCTGCCATATTCATTGACATAGAGTGTGTCCTCCTAGAAAATCGAAAAATATAGTCAAGGTAGGGGAGAGGCGGGCTCTCCCTCATAACCTATAATTACTTCGTCATCAGAATCTTAACGGAACCGCAGATCCCATCCCAGTCCATAAAGGTCGGAACGCCTACGAGGCCGCGCTTTTCGTACTTGAACTTAACAACTGCGCCGTCCTTGTGGTCAGCCAGGAAAGTGTCAGCCTTTGCCTTGTCGATAACTTCGACAACAACAATACCCTGCAGCTCGGAAGCATACTTGATGCGGAATGCTTCGTGCAGTACTGCACCTTCTACGCAGTTCGTGAATGCTTCATCGCCGATAGCAATCTGCAGCGTACCAGCTTCAACATCAACATCCAGAGTGCGGAAGAACTGCTCAACATAATCCTTGCTCGTAGCATGGATAACGCCAGCCTTGTGCGGCTCAACGGCACGCTTAACAGCATTCTTACCATCGGTCAGACCAGGGATGCCCATTTCGCCCAGACGGAACTCAGGATTCATACGCGGATCGTAGTTATCCTTGCGGCCCGTGGAAGCCAGCATATGCAGGTCATGATTCAGGTAGTTCTTATCATAGGGGTAGCCAGGATACTTACCTTCGCTGTTGAACGGGGAGCTATTAACAGCATCTTCCCCCCTACGTCCATTCTGCTTGTACAGCGCTGGGTTGAATCCTTCGAAGTTCAATTTATCTTCCAAAGCCCACTCAGCCCAACGTGCGGCCCCTTCGGGGATGAGCTCTTTGTTCGTGGAGTAAATCTGGCCAACAACCTGCTGACGCTCGATTTCGATTTCGGCAGGGCTCATGGAAGCGATAGCAGCTTCAGAAGAGAGCGGGGACAGAGTGAAACGACCATTTTCGTCGGACTTAACAAGGTCGCCAACCTTGAATACGCCGTATGCGGAACCCCAAGGATTCTGCTCTGCCTTATCTTTATATGCGAACCAAGGCAGTTCAATCATTGCGTCCGTGAGGATTGGGCCCGGCATGATGCCGTTAAATGCATCGTCATCACGGGTATATTCGTTACGCTGCAGAACACCGAGAGGAATGTTGCCCGGACGTACGTTCTTTACTTCCTCGCCGTCAGCGACAATCTTACCCGTTTCAGTGCTTACCGTGTACTTAGCGTCTGCAAGCTGAGCTGCTGCACCGTAGAACTCTGCTACTGCGCCGGAAGCTTCAACTGCCTTTGCGAACGGACGATAGCAACCATCAGCGTAAGCATCTTCCATGCCGCGAACCGGAGTCCAGTCTTTACCAACATTGTGAACCTGCTGTCCCTGAGCCTCAGTGGAAACCAGAGCCGTTGCGGAACCTGCGGAGTTCTTGTAGTTGTCGCCAGTCTGACGCAGACGAACCGGAACACCGCCGTTTGCAAGCGTCAAAGTGTTGAACTGCTTCTGGGACTCGAAATCAACGAGATCCATGTGCGGATCAGCAGCGACCAGACGGCCTTTCGGTACAACCAGCTGATTGAAACCGAAGTCAAAGCCATATTTGAAGAGAACCGGCAGACGATAGTCGAACTCATACTTGATGTTCGGTACGTCATGCTGGGAAACGTTCATGAAGTTGTTCGTGCGATTGATGCGGTCAGCACCATCACGGTAGCCAGGCAGGTTAGCCTGGAAAATCTCACCACGGGCACCCGGCTGCAGGCGCTCCTGTGCGGAATAGCTATTAGGTTGTAATGCCATTGTTAAAAAATCCTCCTATTACTTGTGGAAAGAAACCATGCCCGTGAGCAACTGGCTGAGGCCAGCTTCCAGGTCAAGCTTTTCGTTCTCATTGCTTTCATTTACATCGACGCCGCCAGCGCTTTCCTCTTCGCTTTCCTGAAGAGTCGGATCTTTTACAGAGCCTGCATCTGGAGTCGTGTCTTCTTGGTGGCTCTCGCCGATAGAACCCAGTTCTTCTTTGAGGTCCATGATTGCGTCGTTCAGGGAATCTTCGGAGCGGTTCTTGATTGCTTCAGCATCAAGCTCTTTCTTGCCGGCCGCTTTGCGAAGTGCCTGTACCGTTTCGGCGAGGCTGGATTTCAAAGCAACCTTGGTTTCTTCCAGAGAAGATTCCAAACCCTCTTTAAGAGCTGCTTCATCTTTTGCCTGCTGCTCAAGCGTAGCCTTTGCTTCGGTAAGTTCTGCTACCTGCTTTTCGAGAGCAGTTTTTGCTTCAGTAAGCTCAGTTACGGTTTTTTCGGAAGCTGCCTTTGCTTCGGTGAGCTCAGACACTGTAGCTTCGAGAGTCGTAATCTTAGCTTTAGCTTCAGTCAATTCTTTCTGAATGTCTTCTGTTGCCATTTGCGGTTGTTCTCCTTTTTTGATTGAATCGTCGAGGCTTTCAGTTATCTGAGTTTTTTCTCCCGACTTAGTTGTTGCCGCGTATATCTTGCGGTTCTTCGCATAGATATCACTCGGAACAATCACATAACTTAATTCCTTGGCTTCCATGCTATGAATGTCCCAATAGCATGTTTCGCCATCATATGTAACACCACGTTCATGCTCGCACATTTCGCCGCCCGCAAGTTGCTGGCCACAAATGCTGCATCGCACATCATGGGCTATTACGCCAATGGATACCGTGCTCTCAGTGCCGTTCTTAATGTCGTTTTTAGCTTCTTCGCCGGGAACGTTGACGGTAAAGAGCAGGGCAGGAGTGCCTGAAAAAGTATTCTTGGTAATGTAATCAGCGTTCAATACACGGCCGATAATCTTACCATCTTTTTCATTGTGATGCTTGATAAGGGGCCGGTTGTACGGATTAGTCCAAGATGGAACACTGCCTTTCAAGCATTTCGGCATATATCTTGTGTAGTTGCGTGTTGCATGAGGAAAGGCGTGAATGCCTTCGACATCAACATTGATGGAATTTGGATCGATAGGCTGAGTATTATCAGCTTCCGTAACATTCAACCCGACGCCGAGATTCTCATCTTCGACAATACTGGTCGAAATGCCAGGAGTATCGCCACAATATTCCTGTATAACCATTGCCATTTCTTACATCACCTCCTGCTGCTTATTATTGATTTTCAGATTGCATGTACAGTATGCGTGAAATGGCGGTATGTCGTCTAAGGCAAAGTTTGAAGTGTCGATAACTGGCTTGTGACTATTTTTGTCATCACTTTTGCCGAAATCAACATATACTTTTTTGATGCCTAGCTGTTCGCATGTCTTGACGTAAGCATAAGTGTAGGACTTAGCTACGACATGCTCTGTGAGGAAGCGGAGTCTGTACTCAAGGGCGTCGAACACAGCTTCTTTTTCGTGCCGGTCTTCTGCTCTGGCAAGCCGTTGCTTCAAATCTTTGAAAAGCCCTTTGGTTACTTTATCAATCTCGTCATTAATCAGTACCAGCGTTAGCTTCTTCAGAGAAATGTCTTTCTGCTTGCTGTCTTTTATCGCTTTTTGAATCCCTAACTGGGCTTCATCCTCGACATACTCTTTTAGCGTTTTTATGATTCCATCTCTCCCGAGAGGGAGGATGGTAGCGGCTTTTCCGTTCCGCTCACATACATCATTACGCACTGTAGTATACCTTTTGTAGACTTTTGGGAAATTTTTTTTGTAGTTATC